AGGTGCCGGCAGCTTTGAATCAACGAAAACTTCCCGGACGACAACGAAGTCGTCCACGCGAGTAGTTGGTCTGCTGTCTTACGACAAACTGCGAGCGCTTTACGGCGATAACCGTGAGCTCTCGAAGTACGGGTTTGACAATCTCAGATTCGTACCCACCCTCTGGGAGTTGATGCCATACTCATGGCTCGTGGACTACTTCACCAATGTAGGCGATGTAATCAACGCTATACACGTCGAAAAACGTGGCTTAGTGTATCATGTCGCATCCACGAAGAAAATCACCGACCTCGAAATAGGCTACAGCGGGAGCAGATCGCTCCTTCCTGCAGGCGAGAGTAGTGTAGTTGGTGGTGGACACTTCCATTCGGCCTCCGGCCATAAGGCACGCCGGTTCACGTTTACGCGGGTAATTCCGAGTACACTTGTGCCTAACCTTGCAACGACATACCCACCCTTAATGAGTACGAAGTGGGTGAATATGTTAGCAGTTGCAATCCAGAAACTCCGTTGATTCGGAGTCAACTCTTCCTTGGATAAAACCAATGGCATTTAGTCCTTCAACGCCCATTACAGGGGCAACCGTTGCTGGCTTAACGAGCCCAACGTATACAATCGTGGCTGATGTGCCACCCAATGCAACGTCGCGTCAGTATGCTGTTACCGCCCTGGGCGGCACACAGACTGGCGTTATCGCGCATGGGGTCGCCTCCCCGTTCACAATTACCGCACATCGTCCTTTGGCTTACAAAGGCCTGGGTTATGTTGACCCTGCAAAGGGTATTCGCGGGACGGTACCCAAGAATGTGCATAAAGTCATTACCCGCAAGGGGGTGATACCGCTAGCTGGCAATTCTCCTGTGGTCATGGTAATGACTACGGAAATTAGCGTGCCGGCGGGTGCCGACTTGGCTGATCCGTTAAGTGTTAAGGCCTGTCTGAGCGCGCACCTCGGTGCCGTTTGGGCTCAGAGCTCTGGACTTGGAGATACCGTAGTTACAGGTATCCTTTGATGTTCCTCCGTTCTTGTCTTGCGACAGCCTTAGTTAAAAGGGTGGTGACATGGCTAATCAGCCTCTCGCTTCTGCTCTTTTTGAGCATCTCCGGTATGACCTATCTCATGTGCAAGGGTACGACCCTTATGAGACCAGATCCGGTGCTTCAATGGGAGCCTTGGCCCCCGATACCGGAATCAAAGCAGCCTACGCCAAAAGCCTCCAAAACTCTTTCCTGAAGAAATTTCAGGACGAGATCGAGACCGGAGACGTAGACGAAGTTGGCATCAATAAATTCCTTGATGCTAATGCGAAGTGTGCTAGGTGGCAGTATGCACCTGAGAGTACTTGGGACGAAATACTCCTGGGTACCTTTAGGCGTCACCTATGCGCCTTTTTCGAAGCTAGCTACCCTCCCCCTCCAGGGGAGTACGTAAGCTGCAGTGACGAAAAAGATCCGATGCCCTTGTTCGACTGGTCGGGTTCGCTCGACTGGGCTAGGGTATCTTATTTCGCAGACAACGGCCCAGGTTCATCCCTGGGTGCTGTTGGTACCTCGTGGTTTGAGAAATTTACGAGGTCACCTCTGACCTACTCACGAGAGTTCCTCCTGGAACTCTATTGGTCGAGGTGCAAAAGAGCTGATTCACATTCCCAGGTCGAAGCAGAACGCTTCGCTAACCATGGATGTCAGCTCAGGGAGAGCTCTAAGCTTTCTACTGTACCGAAGACGGTATTCGAAAGCAGAGTCATCTGCATAGAGCCAGCACTGAATACCTTTTTCCAAAAGGGTGCTCAGTGGCTGCTAGAAAGGCAGCTGTTGCGGCACTTCGACGTTGACTTAAAACTTCAACAGTCGAGGAACCGCTTGCTTGCTCAAATTGGAAGTGCTATCGGGGTCTTTTCAACCATCGATTTAGTCAGCGCTTCTGACACTATCGCGTTGTTGTTGATGCGATGGTGCGGCAAAGGAAAAGATTGGCTTCAGATTCTAGAGGCCCTCCGTACGAAAAGTACTATCCTTCCGGATGGTACACTTGTTGAGCTCAGCATGCTGAGCTCAATGGGTAATGCGTACACCTTTCCCGTGCAGTGTGCTATATTCTGCTCGGTGGTTTACGCAGTTTACGAGTGCTACGGCGTTAAACCCGTAGCTGGACGTGACTGCTACCGTGAAGCCGGGAATTTTGGCGTCAACGGCGATGACATCGTCGTGTTATCGGAG